TTTTTCCCAGTCGTACTTCTTTGACTCTTCGTATAGGGCGTTGAACCACTCACGATAAGGGGGGTCAAAGTCGTAGTTGATAATCACGAAATTGAAAATAACCCTGAGTGGTTTCTCATATTCAGGTAAGTCCAGGTGCTCAAAGAACCAGTCCCTTAATTTAATCAGGGTTATAATATTTGGAGTATGTGTTGTATTATCGGCCACTGGCTCTTCTATATATTCCGCCATCATTTTCAACAATGTCTTAAACATAGGCTTGGCAAACTCTACAAACTTATGGTCTATCTGCGGGCCTACTCCAAATCTAGGCATACTATTTCTCCTATCTATAGCTAAATCCACGGAATGACTCAAGCTCATTATAGTCTAGCATATCAGTACGGCACATCACATTGCCGTAGCAGTATTCGCTATAATCCATTATCCTCTTATGTCCCTTCTTGGTCACTTCTTTATCGAGTTCAGTACCAGGGAAGGGGCAGGCATAGCAGTGACCGTACAATGACGGCTTGATTTCATGTATTAAGGCTTCTGTCTCCTGAATGGTTGCTAGTGATTCGCCTGGCAGTCCTATTATGAAGCTACATTGTGCCTTGATACCAACTTCTTTTGTCATCGCTACAGCCCTCTTGATTTCGGCAACTGTTATCCCCTTTTTCATCCTGTCAAGCATGTGTTGAGAGCCTGACTCTATCCCATAAAAGATATTCCACACCCCAGCTTTTCTGGCGAGTGCCAGGAATTCCTGAGTCAACATTGACTCATTGACTCTGCAAGCTATCTTGAACATCATCTCGCTCTCTAGTCCCCTGCTTATCAAGCCCTTCAATATCTCGAAAGCCCACATGTGGTTGAGATTGAAGGTATCATCCTGAAAGAATATCTCCTGTATGCCATACTCATTATGCAATAACTCCACCTCGTCAAGCACACTTTGAGGATTCCTATATCGAACTTCCTTGCCCCAGAATAGAGGAGTATTACAGAATGTGCAGTTAAAAGGACAACCCCTTGATGCCATGATAGCGAGAGAGGGAACTGCACCCACTGGTTCAACGCCACTAAACCTTCCCATGTTTACAAGACTATAATCAGGCATAGGTATGTCATTGATGTCGTTTATGTCCGGGGCTGCTCCAATAAATTCTAGCCAAGCGTTTTCGCCTTCCCCGATAACAACCTTGTCAACATTACCATCCGTTTTGTTATCCCAAGCAATAGCATGGGGGCCACCTATAATCACTTTAGCCCCACGCTTCTTTGCTAGCTTGGCAACTACCCTGGCCTGCTTGACCTGAAAGGTATTAACAGTTATGGCAACAATCTTTGGCTTCCAAGACCAGTCAATCTCGTCTATATCCAGATGCACTATCTTGACATCATGCCCTAATCGCTTAGCTAGAGTACCGAGTATTAGCAGTGCCCTCGATGGCGTTTCTGGCAATCTCTTGCCAGTATTAAAGCTTGGTTGCACCAATAGTATTCGCATTTTCCTCCTTAATCCGTTTGCCTACAGTTCCTTTTGACATAAAATGTATAGTTCCCCGCCAAAGTAATATGATTCCTCAACCTTCTCCCAAAGTTCGGCTAGTTTCTGGAACTCCCCCAATATTCCTTTGTTCCCATCGTATGACAGGGGAAGCAATGACCTAACAACATTTGGCAGGTTTCCTCTTTTCTCGACCACTTTGAATCTGAAATGTTCTACCATGTCAATGAAATTATAGGGCGAGTATGCTCTTACGTGGTCTTTGCCATTGGGCAGACAGTTGTAGCCGTTGGGCGTGGTAAGCATTAGCCACCCGCCAGAGCGGAGCACCCTTCTAGCTTCCCACGCAAGGTCATAATCTTTGGGGACATGCTCGATTACCTCACGGCATAGGACAGCATCAAATGACTCATCTTCAAAAGGTAGACTACAAGCATCGCAGACTACATCCACCCCTTCACCTCCGATGATGTCAGTCTTAACAACCTTCTTGGCCTTAATGCCTGCCAGCACCTCGTTGTCTGCCCACTGGTGAATACCGTGACCAGTTCCATTAGCCAGTACATCAAGTCCGTCCCACCTGGCACCAATCATATCGCTGACAATTTGATTGCGGTTTTTGTTGTACCAGACATCAGCCTGATAATCAAGCCTTGATGTATCACTCCATAGCTTTTGAGCTAGGCTACCCCATGCTTCGTAATATTCTTTATAGCTAATTACCAACTTATCAATCCGTCCCCGGTTGCGACTGTCGTGTGTGGAATCCTAACAACTCTATGGTCGGGGTCTAACTTAAAGGCCATTGTCTGCGGTGTACTGAATAGACAAATACCATGCTTACTCACCCTCTTAGCTTCGGCCAATGCCTTCTCTGGATTATCCAGATGTTCAAGCACCTCACTCATCCAGACAAACCCGAACTCACCATCTTGAAACTTCGACAGGTCATGGGCATCGGCATGGCACACTCTCTTGCCATCTCTGTTCTCATAGCCTTTAATCCGAATGTCCACCCCTGTATAGTCGCCTAGTTCTTTCAGGACTTCGTAGTATGGTGTATCGAGTCCGCAACCTATGTCCAATACCCTTCTCGGTAGACAAGTCTTAGGAATAAACGCACGCCTCCAAATTTGTATGCCCTCAAGATTCTTTGGTTGTTTTATCCGCTTCTCAATATCTTCCAACACAGGAGGCCAGTAATCCTTAAAGACCAGCTTATCGTCATATTCTAAAGCCCGTGAGCGAGCTAACGTCTGGTGATTTATCATGGTGCCGTCTTTCTTAGCCTGGTAAGCCTGCTCCAATCTTTCCACCACCTCTTCCCACCTGCAATCAAACTGCCACGAACTTTGAGTAGTAAACCAAGGCTTAAGGTCTTTGATTAACCAGCCCCCAGCGTCTTTTACCAGTTCACTTTGTGCTGTGCAGTCGGTGGTTATGACAGGCACTCCACATGCCATAGACTCAATAATAGGTATACCGAAACCCTCTCCCTTAGAAGGCAACAGAAACACATCAAGGCTGTTATACATTCGAGCCATCGTATCTTGAGGTATCCCTACTACCATATCCGTTTGAGAAGGGAACTTCGTAATATCATCTATCCCATATTGATTCCTTAACTCAACCAGATTAACCTCCCCTCTCTCATCCATCGGGTTAGTGTGCATGTAGTAGATAATCTCGCCAGGGTGCATACTGTCAAATTCCTTAATAGCTCTTAAAGATACCCGCCAGTTCTTCCTTTCTCCAACGTGGTTAGTCCCAACAGTGCCAATAACAAACTTATCCTCCCAGTTATATCTTGCCCTTGACTGCTGTCTCCATTCGAGATTCGGCACAAACGCCTCGCAATTTACACTGTGCGGTATGTAGTAAGAGTCTATCCCATTATTGGATAGTTGCTGTTGCCCATACCGTGACATGGCGATTGGCTTTACTAATCCCAATGCGGATTTTAGTGTCTTGATAACTGCTGGTGGCACCGGGTCATGGTCAACTGGCATCCAAGGTGCCCAGTTCATCTCTCTTTGCAATCCTCCCTGCACCCACACATCAACAAGAGTGATTAGTAAGTCTGCGTTCCAGTCTTTGTAGAACATAGGAGCATGTTTTATCCCCCAGTCCTGCGGATTGTTTGGATAGATGGGTATGTCCCCCCAGTCCACTCTTGACCCCTGCAACCCCCATAGTGCAAGGATGGCTACATCATGCCCTATGTCTTTTAGATGACGACAGGCGATGGCTGTTTGCTGTCCGTAGCCAGTGGCAGCAAACGGACTGTTACTTGACCACAATATTCTCATTTATTTAGCTCTCCTCTTGACCATATTTCTCCTTTATTTTAGCTTGGGTTGGGGGCGAAGGAGGTCGCCCCCAACCCCTCGGTCAAGCCTGGGGTTGCCACTCCCCAGGCTTCTCAGTTTACCTACCTAGTATCACAGAGACGAGCAGCCAGGTCTTTGTCCAGCACCTTAAAGCCACACAGGAAGTCAACGGAAATCTGGTTCTTCTTGTATTGCTGGTCGTAGCCATAGACTACTCGACAGGATAGGCCGTTGTGCGATACCACAGCAGCTTTAGCACCCCCGATTGGCGGTGCGAGAGGCGCAGATACCAGTGCAAATGCATTCTTGTGGAAGGCAAGATTAGATTTATGGTCTCCCTGGAATGTTACCGTAGAACCACTGGCATAGGCACCTACCGTAGCAGGCGAGAAGTTTACTAGACCTGTTCCACTAGCACTAAGTGTTGATTCGGTGGTGATAACATGCCACTCATCGTAACCTGTTATCTTGAAGATGTCTCCAACAGAAATAACCTCAGAGGTGCCTCCTAAGTCAACCCTCAGTTGAGTACCGGCAGCAGTGCCCGCAGCCGTAAGAGTCCCCTGTAGGACGGCTGTCGAAGTATTGTCAAGAGCGGTAGTTATGCGATTGACATTCTGGTCCATATATGTGTCAAATCCCAAGACACGTCCGAGTTCCGCTTCCCTCAATGCCCTTGGGCCGTCCCCACGCTTGTTAGCGTTCAGGAAGGCATCAAGCGAGATATAGCCAGCCTGGGTTATAGGATGAAACACGTGTCTCCTTTGAGACATCGGCACTTTCATTACATCCATTACAGCGCCGATTCCAGCAATATCAGATACTGCCGGGGTGGAGGATACAGGATAATGTGCTGCTATTGCGGTGCCAGCCAGCGAGAATATAGTAGAATCTACGGCCTGGGCAATAGCCCTGCCCGCTGGCTCTAGGAATTGTTCGGTGAAATCAGTTACATCTAGCGATAGTTCTTGGGATGTCACCTCGAAGGATACATCCCAATGCTGGTTCAGAATTACAGCAACGCTAGACTCCGTGATGGTTGAGTAACCGACAGTAGATGTGAAAGCCGTAGCCGTAAAGGTAGTCGGCTTTCTTACCACAACGGTTGCCCCGATGCTTTTGTATTCTTTTTCGTAGGCTCGATGGACGAGTCCCCCCATTACCATGTTGTTCTCAAGGGTAATCAGTGCTTCCCTTGCAACAATAAGGGGGGTGATTAGAGTAGTAGTCATTGTCTTTTCTCCTTAATTTTAATAATCTAACGTTTGTCCTTGTCTCGTTGAGCAACATAAGCAGCGTACTGCTCCATTGACATATTGTTAAGTTGCTCAACTGTGGGGTTAGTCAGAACCGTAGATTTTCTGCCAGAATCAGGTGGCCGTCTAAGGCGGGGTTTATCATCTGCCTCTTTCTTTGGCAGCGATTTTGCCAGCCTCTCCATTTTCTCACGAGAGCCATCCGTTAGCGAGACAAGCAACTCAGAATCAACATCATATTCAGATGCTATCTCATTAGCCAACCTAGTAGTTTTATACTGCTTGGCCTCAGCTATAGTATCTTCCCACTCAGCCCTCTCATCGTCAAACCTACGTTGTCTTTCTTCCAGAGCATCCGCAGCCTCCCTTTGGGCTACTCTAGCATCGAACAACCTGACTGCTTCAGGAGTATCCCCCAGTGCTGCCCGCTCCGCCTCCTGTGTCTTTTTCCTGGCTTCCACCAGTGCATCCTCCGCCACCTGAGCCCTCTTCGCAGCAGCCTCTATAGCCTTTGTTGATTTCTCCTGTGCCTTCTCAAGTTCAAAAATGCGCTTGTCCAGCTTCGATTGTCTCTTGTCCACCTGCTCCTTTGTCAGTAGTTCGTGTTCTTTTGAATCCTGAGACACTTTTTCTTCTGAATGTAAGTCAACGGCAGGCTCTTCCACCTCATCGTCAACAGTTACCTCCTCAGAATTCGCTTCAGGCTCCAATGTCATATTACCTTACCCCCTTTTTATTACTAAAGCTATCTAAGAGCTTTTAGCCCTCTTTCCCTCTTTTGCATCAACTCTGCTATGCCAAATTTTAGTTTAGCATATTTGCTTGACACTTCAGGACTTTCGTCTTGTTCCTCAATAGGCACCCACCCGAAGTATTTGACTCCCCAAGCATCAAACTCAGGATGTATTCTCCTGTATTGTTTTCTGGCATCGCTGGCTAATGTATTTTCATCACCTATAATCTGGTCGTATACCTCCCACATTTCAAATATATCTCTAGGTGGTGTCTTTATCCAGTATGATTGCGGTTTTTCCTTCCAACCTTCCTTGCCATGAGTTTCCTGATAACGTTGAACCATAAGATTGTAAAAGGCCATGTGTTCTTGCAACCACCAAACATCTTCAAACCAGACTCCTTCTCCGGTAGTATTCTTCAGGCTTGGGTCGGTGTACCAGGTCACATAGTCAGCAATGAGGTTATCTGGTGTTTCAAACTTTATTGCTTGACGCTCATATCGCTTTAGGCAATACTCAGTTGGGTTTCCTTGAGTATCAAAAAGGTAAGACTGCCTCTCTTTATCAGTTTCCAGAGCATCGTAAGCGTCGTCATCCGTAGCATACTTAACATCAATCTCCCATATGGGTAATTCAGTTAAATCTAATGGCTCACTACCTTTAACATTCACTAAGAAATTATCCAATACCTTATCTTTAGACCTTGCTAGTTTAGCTTCTGCACTACTGCCACTATAGACATCTACAACATCCCTCATGTATTTTACATAACTATCTACAGTTCCTTTATCGAACACATCAAAGTCATAGACTTCCTTTTCTCTAATTGCATCATGAAAGTCTGGGTTATCCTTGTAAAGTTTATTGGTAGTCCACTCTCTCAGGTTAACTATCTCCTCAGTTTCAGGGTCAAACCATGTAGCAGCAGCCGATATGAACTTGTCTTTTTGGTCGGGGTCAGAATAAGCATCCCTTTTATCGAATTGCTCCCTGAACTCAGCAGAAATCTTCATAGAAGGAATGTTCCATACCTCACTTCTCCTGCCATCTGCAATGCGTGGGTCGCCATCAGGGACACCTCCGTCATTCACAGTGAGTTCATTATCTAAAGCCCACAGATAGGTCTCCATATTCTCAGAGTACCAAATCTGCTCCTCGACATTGTTACCAGGTCTCTCATCTGCCACCTGTCCCTTTTTAACCCATCCTTCGACCACAACATCAGAAGTAGGGCTATCGTCAGTTCCCTTCTCGATGGCATCAATTCGCCTAGTAACGTCACGATAGGTTTCATTCCCTATCTTAGTAGCTTGGAGTTCTGCCCTTGCCCTATCCCTTTCAGTCAAGCCATTAGCATCCTTATCTGTATTATTAAGGTCTCCTATCCAACCTACCGTGCCTTCCTTATTGAGCTTGTCGTAGATTGAGTGATACTCAGGAATAGTCTTTAATTCCAGTGAGGCTATTGGA